AATTTCTGTTTCCATCAGTGTGTTTTTGTGTTTTGTTAGTTTAATTAAATATAGTTAAATCATGTGAAATATCAACCCCAATTATGGGTTAACTAGTTCCGATTCCACAACTATCGAGGATTTATCAGTGGTTGAGATACCTATGGTTTCTTCTACAATTGATTTCTCATCCACATTAAATTCAGGGTTAGATAGTAGGTCCAATAAAGCGTCATCACTACTATCTTGAAATGAGTCCATTTCTTTTTGAATTTGTAAAGCTTTCTCTAACTCGTTATATTTCTTAGAATTAAAATCCAACCCATCCTCATTTTTAATAATGTATAATTTTTTATTGATGTCACCTCTACGGTTTTTAACATAAACCATGTACCTTTCATTAGTCTGCATATCCACCCTTACGTACATCATTGCTGTGGTATTATGTTTTAATTTAGTTGACCCAGCATATGTACCACCTTTAGTGATGTGTTGAATTACATCGAAAGCTGTATATTTATGTGTGTCGTTTTGACCTTTGGTGTGTTTAATCATTAACCCTATCAACCAAGTCTCGGTAGCTGTCGCTGACATTTTATTACCATCAGAATCTTTAACTTTATCTTTTACATCCATAAATGAATCCATAATAACATAGTCCCACCCCTCTTCTAAGATATCTTCCATCGCTTGTTTAGGGTTTTCCTCATCAGCCAAATAAAACCCCTCTACATCCATTAGTTGGGGTAGTTCCTCAGCCAATTCCATGTTATCAATAGGGTTCATCTCAGAAGATATGTAAAGACATTTCTTTTCAGGGTTTTCCTTCTCAATCGAATAGAGTTTATCCACAAGTAGTGTGGTTTTCCCCGAACCTGGTTCACCCACAACAACCGTTATAGTGGCTGGCATTGTCCCTTGTTTTCTCGATGTTACTGTATCTATGAATTTTCCTGTTTTTAATGGTATAAATACCTCTGGTGGGAAGTTCAGGTTTCTCAATCTATGTGTTTGTGGTCTTTTTCTTTCTGTCATGGGACAAATATAATACTTTATTTTAATTAATCAAAGAACTATCATTACATTATGGGAGAAGATAAAACAAAAGAACAGGTAGAACACCCAAAACATTATAATGTGGGTATTGAGGTGTGGGATTATACATCATCACACAAACTAGATTTTCTTGAAGGTAATGTGGTAAAGTATGTCACAAGATGGAGGTATAAAAATGGTATGCAAGACCTCATGAAGGCAAAACAATATCTAGATAAGTTAATTGAAGTGAATAAAGAGTGAATGTGTGGATATTTATTATTAAAATACAATAATGACATATATTTTACCAAATAATTTATTAACAGAGTCAGGTATACGTAATATACGTGAGTTGGCCAAAAGATATAAAAAAGCTAAAATCTATTTCCATCAGGACTTAGATGGTGTCACTACAGCATTAGGTATGAAATACTATCTAGAGAATAACGGAATAGATGTTGTTGATGCTGAGATAATACAATATGGTGATATGGAATTCGCAGTTAAGAAAGCGGATGCTACAGGTGAGGTAATGCCAGTTTTAGTTGACTTTGCTCACGGTAAACCAATGTTTATTATTCATACAGACCACCACGACACACAAGTTGGTGTTGAGAAAGGTGCGTCTACACAATTTAGAAGTTCTAGGTCAAACGTAGAAACAATATCACAAGTAGTTTCACCAACTGATATATTCCCATCATCAGATATTAAAATGATTAACGCTGTTGATTCAGCTGATTTTGTGGCAAATAATGTTACCCCAGATGATATCATGAGATATATTTTTAAGATGGATAAGGAACAAGACTTTAACCAAAATAAAAAAGTTCAAGCATTAGTCACCAATAAACTACTTTTAGCTTATAAGAATAAACCACAGTTTCTAGAAAAGTTGGTTATGCAATCAACCCCTTCTTTAATTAATATTTACCAAAATATAGTTAGAATTGCTAAAGAAGAAGGTTACGCAACACCTGAAGAAATGACTGGTAATCAAAAAAATTACATAGCTAAACAAAAAGAAAGTGATAAGGTTAAGTTTGATGAGGAGTATGGTATTATTACACAATATGGTGGTGGTAGTATGATTAAACCTGGTTCTTATGATAGATACACACCATTCAAGAATAATCCTGATGCGAATTTCATTGTATTAGTATGGCCATTAGGTCTTATGCAATCAAGTTGTAATCCATTCCAAGCTAACAGGTCACTAAAAGGTGTTAACCTTGGTGATATAGCTCAAGAAGTGTTATTAAAGTTTAAAGATGAGTTACAAAATTTCACATTAACATTTGATACCATCAAATATTTTGCTGAAAAACATAAATCTTTCGACACAACACCCAACGAAAAAGGTCAATTTGGTAAACATGGAACACCAGCACCTGGAACTTCAGTTGGTTTTACCAATACTGATATGATGGCTTTATTTGGTGAAACTGAGGGTGGTATACGAGGGTTAGACACAACACCCAAAGGAGCATCAACCGAATACACTGTAGAGAGATGGCAGGCAGCAATAAAGAAGATTATGGACAAACCATATAAGTCACTTAACGACAAAGAAATTAAGGCTCTTAAATTAATTTCAATAAGTGGTTGGGACATGGTCCAAGCTAATTCAGGTGGACACAAATGTATTACTAATATTTCTGGATTTATGTACTTTGGTAAAGAAGGTGTACCATTTATGAAAAAAATTGCTAGAGAATTTTATGGTGAATTAAAGAGAAAAATAGATGTTGATAAGGATGTCAAACTTAAGTCCGAAGATTAAACTAGATAGTGTTATCTAAGATATATTTATAAAAATAAAAACCCCCTAACAAATTAATGTTAGGGGGTTTTTATTTAGGACTTTTCCGTTTTATCGGGTTTGACAACCTCAATACTCACATCTTCTTTTTTGAATCCGATTTTAAGTGTGTCACCCTCCTCAACACCACCCTCGATGATTCTCTCAGCGATTGGGTCTTGTATAAACTTTTGGATAGCTCTGTTAAGTGGTCTAGCTCCATACTTTTCATCGTAACCAACTTCCGCCAAGTGGTCCTTCATTTTAGGTGTGATTCTAATCGTGTAACCTAACTCCGTTTTAAGTCTATCACACAACTCTTTAAGTGGTAACTCAACCATCTTCTTGATATTCTCTTTTGTTAAAGAGTTAAAAATGATGATATCATCCAATCTATTTAAGAATTCGGGTGCGAACGCTTTCTTCAAGGAGTCTTGTATTACATCACCAATTAAATCATCATGAACTTCTAATTTTGCTTTTGTACCAAAACCAACACCTGTTCCGAAGTCAGCTAATTTTCTAGCCCCAACATTGGATGTCATGATAATCATAGTATTCTTAAAGTTCACTTTTCTACCATTACTATCAGTTAGGTGACCCTCATCTAACAATTGAAGTAGGATGTTAAATACATCAGGGTGTGCTTTCTCAATCTCATCTAATAAAATCACAGAATAAGGTTTACGTCTAACTTTTTCAGTTAATTGTCCACCCTCTTCGTAACCAACGTACCCAGGAGGTGCCCCAACTAACTTAGAAATTGCGTGTTTCTCCATGTATTCAGACATATCGATTCTAATAAGTGATTCTTGAGAACCAAATACGTTTTCAGATAACATCTTAGCTAAGTGGGTTTTGCCAACCCCAGTTGGTCCTAAGAACATAAATGTCCCCATTGGTTTGTCAACTTTATTAACACCAACCCTAGTTCTCTTAATTGCTTTAGAGATTTGTTTGATAGCGTCATCTTGTCCAATAACCTTAGCTTTTAACTCTTTCTCCATATTAACAAGTTTGGCCAAGTCATCCGTACCAACTCTATTCACAGGAATACCAGTTGTCATAGCCACTACTCTAGCAACATCATCTTCACTAATGACTTTTCTACTTCTATTTGTATCACCATTCCACTTCTCAGTCTCCTCCACCAATAGTTCTTGAAGTTGTCTTTCTTCGTCTCTTAATCTTGCTGCCTCTTCATATCTTTGGGATTTAACAACATCTATTTTTTCTTGACCTATATCAACAATCTTTTTTTCTAGGTTTAATACCTTTTGTGGTGGTTTTGCGTGAACCTGTATTCTAGCACCAACCTCATCCATGATATCAATTGATTTATCAGGTTGTTCTCTATCAGTAATGTATCTATCAGATAATTTAACACAAGCTTCAATGGCCTCTTCAGAGTATTTAACTTTGTGGTGGTCCTCATATTTATCCTTAATATTGGTTAGAATAATTAATGTATCCTCAGTTGACGGTGGGTCAATCTGTACTTTTTGGAATCTTCTTGTAAGTGCCCCATCCTTTTCAATATTTTCACGAAATTCATCTAAAGTGGTTGCTCCAATACATTGGATTTCACCCCTAGCCAATGCTGGTTTTAACATATTGGAAGCGTCCATTGACCCTGAAGCGTTACCAGCACCAACCATTGTGTGAATCTCATCAATAAATAATATAACATCATCTACAGCCTCTAATTCAGTCATAATACCTTTTATCCTTTCTTCAAACTGACCTCTGTATTTGGTACCAGCTACAAGTGACCCTAAATCTAAAGAGACTATTCTCATATCAAATAAAATTCTTGGACATTTTCTTGTAACAATTTTAAGAGCCAACCCCTCTACGATGGCGGTTTTACCCACACCAGGTTCACCTATTAGGATTGGGTTATTTTTCTTTCTTCTAGAAAGAATTTGTGACACTCTTTCAATTTCAGTATCCCTACCAATGATTGGGTCTATTAAACCCTCTTCAGCGGCTTTAGTAACGTCTTTACTAAAATTATCTAGGATTGGTGTCTTTGATTTGGAAGTTTTATTCTTCATCTTCTTACTGAAGTTGTCATCATCCATGTCTTCATATTCTGCCATACTCATAGTTTCTTCTTTAATTTCTATTAATGTTTCTTTAAATGTGTTGTAGGTTATCCCTTGGTTACCTAATACCCGTGTCCCCTCTAATGACCTGTTCTTTAATATTGATAAGAATATATGTTCCACACCAATAAATCCATCGCCAAGTTTATCTGATTCTAATTCAGCTGAACTTATAATACCCTTAGATGTTTCACTAAACGGGAGTAACTTAACCTTAATGGGGGGACTCCCAACTCTATGTCGAATATATCCTTCTAACACAGCGAGTAAGTCCCCCACATTGGTACCCATATCAGCTAAAACGTTAACAACATTGTTATCATCGGATAATATAGCCAATAATATGTGTTCGGGTCTTATTTTTATATCACCTAATCGGTTGGATTCTCTAAACGCCTGTTTAAAAACGGACCTAACTTTCGGTATCATTCTTTTACCCATCATTTCTACAAATATACATAAAATATTATATCACATCAAGGTTTTATTCCCTTTATAAGGTTGTGACTACACAATAATAGGTAACTCCGACAAATATATAAACAATTATTAAAATAACTTGTAACATTCATTTTTATTTAATCAAAATATATATTTAGGGTAAATAAAAAATTATGAAATACAAGAACTTAAGTGTATTATTTAAGGATAACCCCTATAGTGAGGATGAATTTGGTGGTACCCACCTAGTGGACTTCAAAAACGCTAAACTAACAATATCAGGTGACCATCTAATAATAACAGAGTATAATGATGATTCATCAATAACAGGTAAACTATATAAACTAAATACGTTAGATAGTTATAAAGCAAACAATAATTAATATGTTAGTAGATAAAGTATTCCAAGAAGACGGCACAATGGAGTGTCTATATAAATCATCCAATATTCTAACATCAGAATATAACGAAAAATCACAAAAACTTATCATAACGTTTAGTTATGGTGGAAAGTATGGTTATCATAACGTATCTTATAAAGACTACTTGAGATTTGAGGCTGATGAGTCACAAGGTAAGGTATTCAACAAGTACATTAAAATACATAAGACAGATAATTTGGGTAAGACCGATGTTACGGTATTAAAGGAAAGATTAAACAACTTATTAAACAACAATGGAACAGTACAAGAACTTAGTGAGGGAGATTCAGAATAACGGAGTCTCAAAAGGTGATAGAACAGGGACAGGAACCAAGTCCATATTTGGTCATCAAATGAGGTTCGACCTTGAAAAGGGTTTTCCATTAGTAACTGTAAAAAAAACACATTGGCCATCTGTAGTACATGAATTATTGTGGTTCCTCAACGGGGACACTAATATAAAGTACCTAAAGGATAACAATGTTAAGATATGGGATGAGTGGGCTGATGAGAATGGTGACTTAGGTCCTGTTTATGGAAAGCAATGGGTAAATTGGGGAAATAACGACTCTAAAGCCCTCCCATGGAACCAATCAATCAATCAAATCCAAAACGCTATTGACACATTAAACAACAATCCCGATTCACGTAGAATTATAGTATCAGCTTGGAATGTTGGTGAGTTACATGAAATGGCTCTAGAACCATGTCACGCTTTCTTTCAGTTTTATACTGAGGAACTCACATTAGAAGAACGTATAAAAAACTATAGGGATTCACAACCAGGTAATAATATGAAAGATATGGTGGATAATTCCACATATGACCATAAATTTTTTGACGATTTCGGGTGGCCTAAGAGGAAATTATCTTTACAATTATACCAAAGAAGTTGTGATGTGGCACTTGGTGGGCCGTTTAATATTGCATCTTATTCGTTGTTATTACAAATGATGTCACAATGTGTTAATATGGTCCCTAATGAATTTATATGGACAATAGGTGACGCACATATATACACTAACCATATTGATGGATGTGATGAGATGTTAAAAAGAGAACCATTACAACTACCATCGGTTAAATTAAACCCTGAAATTAAGAATATCTTTGATTTCACCTATGATGATATAACGTTAGAGAATTACCACCCACACCCTAAAATAAAATTACCTGTAGCTGTATAGTTTTTAGGTGTACCATTCTATATTTATAAGTATGACTAGTGGAATATATAAAATATGTAACGTCACCAACGGTAAGTGTTACTATGGTTCATCCTTTGATGTAGATAAACGATTTAGACGACATAAAAATGATTTAAATAAAAAGAAACACATAAACATATTACTACAACGTGCTTGGGATAAGTATCAGGAATCCTCATTTGATTTCTCATTGGTTGAGGAGTGTAGTAAAGATGTGTTATTAGAGAGGGAACAACACTATTTAGATACAACGGTTGGTGGTTATAACATTGGGTTACATTCCTCTGGTGGTGATAACATATCTAATCACCCAAATAAGGTTAATATCATTAACACTATACGAGAAAGTGTGTTACATAGAAATAATAAATTAACCATTACCGAACGATGTGAGTTATATGGTCGTAAAGGGTCTGAGAATGGTAATTGGAACGGTGGGTCATCAAAAAACTCTGTTCTTGTGGTGTGATTATCACACCAATTAACGAAACATGTGAAAAGTGTCGGGATAAAAGTGGTGAAAATAACCCATTTTATGGTAAAACACATACCGAGGAATCTAAACAAAAGATAAGAGATAAAAAGGTTGGTATTAAACCTGTTAACACTAAAGATGTCTTTGTTGATGGTGTGGTGTATCGGGGACTTAATGACGCTTATGAATCAACAGGTGTCAAACCAACGACGATATGGTATAGGGTAAAATCGAAAAATGATAAATATTCTGAATATTACTATGTTTAAGCTTGTATTTTATCGTAAGCTTGTACAAATATAATCTGTAAACAAGGTGTTTCAGATTTTGTACTTTGGGCTTTAACCACAAACATGGGTCCTTCGGTATAAATACTGTACATTAGATTATTGGTCTCATCTTCGTGACCTAGGAAATTAATTTTAACATCCATATAACCTAACTCATTTAATTTATTGGATACCACAGATTTAACACTCTCACCCGTACACTCAATATTCTTTAATTGTTTAGCAACATCAACCACATTAAGCTCATTCGCTTTGAACTCCATGATTCTTTTTAACTGTTCTTCACTAATTAGTACTTTGTTTCTCATATTTAATAAATATCACTAATATTTATAAGATAGATGGAAAAAGGAAATAAAAGAACATATGTTAATAGTGACATCGATTTATCTGGTTTTAAGATGAAGGATGAACTAAACCCAAAGGTGTGGAATGGTGAAAAAATGAAACCTGAAGTACGTAAAGCTTTATTGAAGATTGCTGACGATTATTTTGAAGGTTTGGGACTTGGTCCTGAGGTGGATATTGAAGATATTAGTATGACAGGAAGTTTAGCCAATTATAATTGGTCCAAATACTCAGATGTGGATTTACACATCCTAACAGATTATGGTGACATACCTGTAGATGAAGACCTAGTTTTAGACTTTTTAAAGTCGAAGAGTGGTGCGTGGAACGAAGCACACGATATTAAAATCTATGGTTTTGATGTTGAAATCTACGTACAGGATATCGAAGAGGAACATACGTCAACAGGTGTGTATTCTGTATTGAAT